CGAATACAAAGCATCCATCAATTTTGCTCGCATTAATGGAGAAATATAATGCAGGTTTATACCTAGAAATCCGTCAGAATAAATTTCGATAGGAAATATTAAAGGGAATGTATCATAATATGGCAAAGAGTCTTTAGTCTTTGGATCGTAATGAAATAAATACATTCGACCAATTGAATTTTTATTCATGAATGACGTAAGACGATCTTTGTCAGACATGAGTGTATTAGCATTGACATTAGTGAATGACTTTGCTGTGTTTCTATACCATTCCCGTGCTTTAGTAGTAGCTGATGAATCAATGCCCATCAACTTACCTTGTTTTGCAATCTTCTGGAATACGTAGTCTACCAATTGATACCCAATTCTTTTTCTGTCATGACTAGGAAACGCCATTTTCTATCTTTACAATATTCATCAGCAGCTTTCCATTTTGCTTGATTAACGCCCCATGTCATGACTTCGTTAATATACGCTTTATTTATGGTTTTTTTCTTGACAGGTTCTTTAGTTTGTGCGAAAGGTTTTATTTCGATTAGGAGAGTTTCTGTTATACCTTCTAGAGTTTTTTTACGAACTGTGAAATCAGGGAAATAGCGATGCACTTTACCGTCTACAGGACTTCTGTAGGGTATTACAAGTTCTTCACTAGCCCATTGAAGAACATCGGGATGATCGTCCAGATATATCATGAATTTTAGTTCCCATGAACTGCGATAAATAATGTTAGAGGGATCACCTTTATATTTGGATGGGTTTTTTGGTTTGAATTTACCTTTAAGCGTTTTCATCATACTATAATTTATACAGGACAAAAATGACAGTTACATCTATAACAATTCAATCTGGTGCATCTATTGCAGGAGTACCTTCTCTTGTTTCGCCAGACGTAACTAGAGCAGATTTGTATCCACTCAGATCAAACAATTCTAGAAGACCAGTTGAATATGCTGGGCCTCAGAATAATTTACGTTTTCCTTCTGATATAGGAAAATATTATTTTAAAATTGGTATACATAAATTTAATAGAAGTGGATTTGGCATATCCAATAATACTTATGTTGGGGGAGGTAGCGGAAAATATCTTCCTATATTATCATCACAACATAGCACTGTCGGAACTCTTATACCTAATGGCAATATAGTATTACCTATGCCTTCGCAATTGGTTGATCATAATGCAGTTGATTTCCAAGGAACTCCAACTTTTGATGTTAATGCATTGATCGCAGGAGCAACTGGGTTTTTAGGCAAAGGTGTGGGTAGCGCAACAGGAAGTAATGGATTAGCATCTTTGGCTGGTGGTGCATTGAGTTCATCTATTAATGCTGCTTTGGGTGCAACGGGTATTGCACCCAATCAGTTTTTGACTATTTTGCTTAAAGGTCCGCTATATAAAAGACATACATTTTCTTGGAAATTATATCCAAAAAATAAAGAAGAATCTATAGTACTTAACAAAATTGTGAATATAATAAAAGATTCTATGCGTCCTGGACTTGCAGGAGCTGGAACTTTTTTTGCATTCCCTAGTATATTTGTTTTGAATTTTTCCAATGAGTCAGCCCTATATGCATTCAAACCTGCTGCTTTAGAAAATTTAAGTATAAATTTTACTCCTTCAGGCTCACCAGCATTCCATTCAGATATGTATCCTGATGGTATAGAATTAGTTATGAATTTTATAGAACTAGAATATTGGCTAAATGAAAATAACAATTATGATAATTTAGGTAAAGATTTCACATCTAATGTATTAGGTGCTTTAGATAATTTAGTCACAGGAACTGCTAATTTTATTGCAGGAGCATTCACTCCTCCTGGTTTTGGTCCACAATAAATCAATTTTAAATAAATCGAGTAATTTAAATGGCTGAATTTTATTTCAACAAATTTCCACTAGTTAACTATGCAAATTCAATTTGCCGAGACATCACTAAACGTGCTGTCATTGATGTATCAGTTAAAAATACTAGAACTGCATTTGATAGTTATACTATTAGACAAGAATCGAGAGCTGATCTAATCGCAGAAAATTATTATGATGATCCTTATTATGAGTGGTTATTATATATGACTAATGGAATTATTGATCCATATTATGGCTGGCATTTAGGTGTCGATGACTTCAATAATCACATATTAAAAAAATATGGTTCACTAGAAACTGCCGAAGATAAAATCATATACTATCAAAATAACTGGGTTGATGATGATACAGAATTGACAGTTAGTTTCTTTGAAAATAATTTACCAGTACCACTTAAAAAGTATTACACGCCAGAATATAATAATGGCGAAAAAATACTATCATATAAAAGAAAACAAGATGATACCAAAGTAAATACAAATCAAATTATTAATATTACTTATACCAGCCCTGCAAATAAAAGTAATGTTTTTGAAGTAGGTGAATTGCTTGATATTTTTAGTTCTTCAAAAATCAACATAAATGCAAATACTAATGGCGTAAATACTGCTTATGATACAATCAAAGTAGCATCTGCTAATACATTGTTTAATATAGGTAGTGAAGTTCTGTATGTGGTTCCTACAGGTAATACTGCTATCACAGGCCTGTCAAATAATACAAATTATTATGTGACCTTTGCGAATGCAACTGATATTGCAATATCAAAAACCATTGGCGGATCAAATATTAATATTACTGAAATTAGAACAGGAACAACTGAAATTCATACACTATTAACTTTTGCTGCTTCCAAATCAAATTTGGTAGGTCAAGGAGAAATTATTTACAATGATAACAGTGCAATAAAAATTAAAAACATATCAGGTAATACTTCTATTGTAGATAGCGTGTTATTGGGCAGAAATTCTGCTACTGAAGCAATATTAACATCATCTGCAATTGATATAAAGAATATATCCGATGATGAGGCAGTATTCTGGTCACCTATTTCGTTCTATACTTATGAATTAGAGATAAATGAGAACAACAAGAATATCAAATTGCTTGATGAGAGATATGCAATGCAAATTTCAGAAGATTTAAGAATAAGTTTGAAAACATAACATGGCAATTCCAAATTATACACAGGCAATCATAAAAAAATGTGTTGTTAATGGTGTAGATATTTCACAAAACGTTCGAGAACTTTATGTGGGATTTTCTATAACAACACCATACATTGTCGCATCTATTAAAATCATTGATGGTTCGATGATTCAAGATATGCTTTATAAATCAGGTATTCCTGTTTCTATAGTATATACTGCGGGTTCAGGATCAATAATCCGTGAATTTGAATTGATTACTATGGGTAATATGGGTGGTGTTAAAAATCAAAACAACAGAACAGGTTTCACTGTAATATCTGCAATAAGTGAACAATATTTCTCACTTCAAAATGAACATACTAGTTTCCATCAAAATATTACTGCATCAGAAGCTATGAAGAGAATCCATAAAGAATATGATCCTAAAAATAGCAATTTGACTGTTACAAAAACAAAAGGCCTGATTGCATCTACTGAAGCATTCCATTTGCGAGGCATTAAGTTAGGTCAAGGTATGAATATGATCAGATCTCGTATGACCGATGAGAAATATAAATCAGGATCGTATGTCTATTATCTTGATCAAGAAAACAAATATTATTGTGTTCCCGTCGAGCAATTATTTGATCAAGCAAAGGGTCCCAGATTTACTCAACGAGTTGCAGGTTTAAGTTTTGTTAAAGAACAAGCAACACTTGCATATAACATTATAGCTATGAAAAGAGGATCTATTGAAGACGGATATGGGTCTGATAATGCTATGATGTATCAATCAGTGACTCGTCAACGTGGCGGTGTTTCTGGCAAAGGATTTGATTGGTCATCAGCATCATATGTTGCTCCGACTTCAAAAGATTATGATTTGTCTGCAAGAACTTCAAAAGGTAAAACTGCATGGAGTGCGCCTCCAGATTCTCCTGCAGCAAGTTTAGTTTCGCATAGATTCAACTTCGATGGAAATCAAAAATCTAATGAAGATTTTGAAAGTGATGTTGCACATAAAAATATTGTTAAAGCTCTTATAATGCAAGGTTCTATGTTAATTAACGTCCCATTAGAAGGTGGATTAAGTAGCAAAATCGGGGGCGGATGTTATATAGATATACCATCAGAAGTCGGTACGGGACAAGAAAAAACGTCATCATTAGCTGGGCAACATTTGATCATTGCTCAAGGTGAATATATCAAAAACACTGACACAGGTATGATGGGAACTGCAGCATTACAGACCGTCAGTGGCGGTCAACAGGGGAGCTATACATAATGGATTATGGACGTGGAAAAGGTTTCAATTATTTTATCGGAGAAGTTGTCAATATCATTTCTCCGTATCAAGATGGTTCTGTGCAAGTTAGAGCTTATGGTATTGAGGATGATAAAACTAAAATACCAGATAAGAATTTGAGATGGTATAAGGTTTTGATGCCAGTTACACATTCACAAACATTAGGTTCAGGTGGCATTCATTCACTTCAAAAAGGTGCAGTAGTTATGTGTATGTATCTTGATGAAGCTGAACAGATACCAATGGTTTTAGGGACAATAACATCATCAGGTAAAAAGGTTTAATAAAATAATGGCTAAAATAATAATAATAGTAAAATTACCCATATATATAAAAATTTAATTATAAAAAAATATAATAAATATTAATAAAATATTATAATAAGAATGAAATTATCAAAAATTAGTAAGCAATTAATGTTATTTTTTACTAAAAATCAACATATTAATAGCGTTAAACAATCAAAACGTACAGAAAATATAATTACAGAAT